TACATGGGAAGTCCGACCTATCGAGGAAATTTAGACGAGGCTGTCAGGACATCGAAATACGATGGGCAACTGAACCCAGAGTGGGTCGAGTGGTTGATGGGATACCCAGAAGGGTGGACAGAATTAAAGGACTAGGCAACGCTATCGTTCCGCAAATAGCACACAGAATAGGAAATACAATCAAAGAATATGAGCGATCTACCAGCACTTGATTTGGACTTCTCGCAAAGTCCGACTGTATGGAAGTTCCTGAACAGCGATTCGTTTGTTCGAGGATTGATGGGGCCAGTAGGATCAGGCAAGTCCTATGGCTGTGCGGCAGAGATTATGTTGCGTGCGGTACGGCAAAAGCCCAGCCCAAGAGATGGAGTCAGATACACGCGCTTTGTGGTCGTGCGTAATACTTATCCAGAACTAAGAACCACAACTATCAAGACCTGGCAGGAGTTGTTTCCTGAGGCAACCTGGGGCGGTATGCGCTGGCAGCCGCCCATTACTCATCACCTCAAGCTACCCACAAGGGGTGACGCGGCAGGAATAGACTGTGAAGTCATATTCCTGGCGTTAGACACACCTCAATCAGTCAGAAAATTATTATCCTTAGAAATCACGGGCGCGTGGTGTAACGAGGCAAGAGAGCTGCCCAAAGCAGTTATTGATGGTCTTACTCATCGTGTTGGTCGCTACCCAACCAAAATGGATGGTGGTGCAACTTGGCATGGCATCTGGATGGATACCAACCCACCTGATAACGATCACTGGTGGCATGACGTATCAGAAAAAAATCCGATCATTGGTAAGTATGGGTGGGAGTTTTTCCGACAACCAGGCGGTGTATTACCTGTCAAGAAGGATGACCTGCCAGAGAACCCGGAAGCAAACGGATTCCTGTTCAGTGCTGGTAAGTGGTGGATGGTCAACCCGAATGCCGAGAACACAAACAACCTGCCACCAGGCTACTATGAGCAGCTACTGGGTGGTAAGAACCTAGACTGGATACGATGTTACGCGCAGGGCATGTTTACCTTTGTGCAAGAGGGCAGACCAGTATGGCCTGAATATGACGATGAGTTGATGTCAGGTGATTGTGAGTATGATCCATACTACCCAGTGCAAGTTGGCGTTGACTTTGGTTTGACACCAGCCGCGATATTCGGGCAGCGTACTCATGGCGGTCAATGGCGTGTACTCGATGAGCTTGTCACATTCGATATGGGCTTGGAGCGTTTCGGTCAGGAGTTGTTGGCTAAGATTGCAGAGAAGTTCCCGAAGTCAGAGATATTGCTATGGGGTGATCCTGCTGGTAACAAGCGTGATGAAATCTATGAGGTAACTGCATTTGACCATCTAAGATCGCTAGGGTTCAAGGCACAACCAACAGATTCCAATGCTTTTGGAGTCAGACGCGAAGCAGCCGCCAGTCCAATGTGTCGGCTGGTGAATGGCAAGCCAGGGCTGAAAGTCGATAAAAAATGCCTACGCTTGCGTAAGAGTCTGTCAGGTGGTTACTTCTTCAAGCGTCAATCGCTTGGGGCTGGTCAAGAACGATTCAAAGATACACCAGTCAAGAATGAACATTCACACTGCGGCGATGCTTTTGGCTACCTGATGCTGGGCGGTGGTGAGCATCGTAAACTAAGACGCGGTAGCTATGGTGTCTCTGGCAAAACATATACCGCCAACACTGACTTTGAGATTATATGATCCGACTGGCTACAGCTAACCTAGGTGTTGGCAAGCAAATCGTACCATTCCAAAGATCACATATGTATCAGATCGAACTTAAAGGGTTCGAGCGCGAATATCTCAATGCCTTCCCAGATTACATAGACCACATCGCCAATGGTGCTGATCCTGACCATTCATGGACTGGCATCGTCTATAACAAGATCGTCTGTATCTTCGGAATATCTATGCTGTGGCCAGGTGTAGGTGAGATGTGGATGATCCCATCAGTTCATATTAGTGACAGTCCGATAGCGGTTGTTCGAGCATCCAAGAAGATCATCAGTGAGACAATCACCGAGCTAGACCTTTGGCGGTTGCAAGTAACAGTGAATGTGAATAATCTGCAAGCATTTCGCTTTGCAAAGGCATTAGGCTTCAATGTAGAATGTGTCATGACAAAATACGGCCCAGAGGGTCACGACTACTACATGATGTTTAGGAGATGATATGGGCGGTATACTAAGTAAACCGAAGATGCCTAAAGTTCCACAGGAAACATTAGACGCACAAAAGCGTGCGGAAGAAAGAGCTTTGGCACAAGAGCGAGATGCAGCCAAGCAAATCGCAGCGCGAAAGAAAACCCGTAGAACTGGTGGGATACGATTACTGATGGGTGACCGATCTATGGATGAAGATAACACCAAGCTAGGTAGCTAACATGATACCACCGAGCAGAAGGAGTGTGATGCTCAGAGTAGCTATGGGTCAGGAACAAAACCAGCCTCTACTACAGCAAGCAAGAGCGATTCAAGAAGCCTATGATATTAGCGGTGATGACTTTGATCGTATGTTCACTACTCGAAAGCCTGGCACACCAATAGTCGGATTAGCAACTGATCCTTTTGGCCCGACATCTAGGGCAGCGAGAGGCCGTTCGCCAAGAACAGGTGGCCCGTTTGTTGGTGGTCGAGAGTCAGAGCCAGTAGAATTATTTTTAACAGATTATGGTCAACAACTCTTTGATCGTGATAAAGAGATCAAGGCGATTAGATCAGAAACCGAAAGGATGCGAACACAACCATATGGGCGTGTCCGAGCAAGACGCACAGGACTAGCGAGAGGCTAATGCCAGCCAAGAAGTATCAGAACCCGAAAGGTGGTCTGAACGCAGCAGGGCGAGCGTTTTTTAAACGCACTCAAGGATCGAACTTAAAGCCCCCTGTAAAGTCTGGAGACAATCCCAGGCGTGCCTCTTTTCTTGCTCGGATGGCTGGCAACCCAGGGCCAGAACGTGACTCAAAGGGTAGGCCAACACGATTACTGTTATCACTGAGAGCGTGGGGTGCATCATCGAAAGCCGATGCTAGATCGAAAGCGCGTAATATATCCAAACGACTAAAGGCGAAAGCATAATGGCGGAAAAGATATTGATGCAGAAGAAAAGTCTAAAGCACCCAGCAAACAAGGCGTTTTTCAAAAATTTTCACGATAAGGTCGTCAGGTCTGGGAAGGCTGTCACTGAGAATGGACAAACAACAACCATGCGTATTATTGGATTGGAGTATCAGGGCAAGGAGTATTTGTTACCATCGTTCAATCCTGAGACTGGCAAGGTGATGACAGACGGACAGGCTATTATCAAAAAGTATTTGCCTGACATTAAGGCTGGTAGATTGGTTGGATATGACAATCCCAAGCAAGCCGAACAAGATAGAAAGATATTCTATCCAGAAATCATAGGGAACAGATAATGCCTAGACTAAATGTAAACACGTTATTAGAGCGCGAGGCGAAAGCACAAACGCGCAAAGATGAATTCCGATCAATCTATGAGGATTGCTATGAGTATGCTTTACCGCAGCGTAACTTGTATTCTGGATACTATGAGGGCAAGGTAGCTGGTAAGGGTAAGACAGTCAGAGTTTTTGATTCAACAGCAATTCATTCGACTCAACGCTTCGCAAATAGAATACAGGCTGGATTGTTCCCACCTGCCAAGAAGTGGTGTCGATTAGAGCCTGGTACTGGTGTTCCAGAAGAAATCAGGATTCAGGCCCAAGAAACCTTAGATTCATACACAAACATCATGTTTGACTCTCTACGCCAGACATCATTTGATCTGGTGATGGGTGAGTTCTTGCTTGACCTAGCAGTTGGCACAGCCGTTATGATGATTACACCAGGCGATGAGACTGCACCAGTGAAGTTTACAGCGATACCGCAGTATCTAGTTGCGATTGAAGAAAGTATTGATGGCACAGTAGATACAATATTCCGCAAGGTTCGCATGAAAGCAGAGGCCATACCGCGTGAGTTCAAGAACGTCAAAAGCACTGAACTCGATGAGGCAATCCAGCGCAACCCACAGCAAGAGATTGATTTGTTTGATGCGGTGATCTATGACCATGAGACTGGCAGATTCCATTACCATGTGGTCTGGCCAGCAAAGCGTGTTGAGATAGCACATACAGAAATGCGCTCGAATCCATTTGTTGTTGCTCGATACATGAAAGTTGCTGGAGAAGTCTATGGTCGTGGGCCACTTGTAACAGCAATCAACGACATCAAAACACTGAACAAAACACTTGAGTTATTGCTGAAGAACGCGAGCCTTGCGATTGCAGGTGTTTATACCGCAGCAGATGATGGTGTTCTCAATCCGCAGAATATTAAGATACAACCAGGTTCTGTCATCGCAGTTGCCCGTAATGGTGGCCCACAAGGGGCTTCACTTGCACCACTACCAAGAGCAGGTGACTTCAACGTCAGTCAGATCGTTATCAATGATCTACGCATGAATATCAAAAAGATCATGATGGATGACACATTACCACCAGATAACATGAGCGCACGATCAGCTACAGAGATTGCCGAGCGTACCAGAGAACTTGCCACTAATCTGGGTTCA